ATGTTTCTCTTCTAAAAAGTGATATATATGAAATATCTGTTTTAGGAAGGAGGGTAGTTTTATAAGAAAAACAAGTGATGCTTGCTTATATTGAATAGGTAATTGAAAATATCAACTATTTTCAAAAAAAGGCTGCCTGTGGGTGGTCTTTTTTTGTGGAGGTAAACCTTTATTTGATTTCGATACCGAAGTATGGAAAGAAGGATTAGATTATATATTGAATCTGTATGCCCGTTTTTCATGATAAAAGTTCTTATAAAAATTCTTTTTTCTAAAATCAAATTATATTAAAAACAGGAAAGGTGGAGATAAATTATAGAGAATTAAAGGTGGTGTTTATAATGAAGGTAGCTTTGTACATTAGAGTTTCGACAAAAGAACAAGCCCGTGAAGGTCTTAGTCTGGCCGCACAGGAAGATTTATTGCGAAAATATTGTAAACTATATGAGTACACAGTTTATGGGGTATATTGCGATGATGGTTATTCTGCGAAAAATACAAAACGTCCTGCTTTAGAAAGGCTTTTTACGGATATTGAAAACCATCTATTCGATGCAGTTATAGTTTGGAAGTTAACTAGAATCAGTAGAAACACAATTGATTTGCTTAAGATGATTTCTTTTTTCGAAAAGAATGGGGTACATTTTGTTAGCTACAGTGAGCAATTTGACACTGGTACTCCCGTAGGAAAACTAATGATAACGCTTCTGGCAAGTATCGCTGAGTTTGAAAGAGAGACTATTTCGGATAATGTTAAAACCGCATTGCGATATAGAGCAGAAAAGGGAGAACCCACAGCAACACAAATTTTGGGATATAATCGAAAAGATGGTTTTCTGTATATTAATCATAAAGAAGCTTTATTGGTCCAACTAATATTTAAAGAGTACATAAAGTGTTTTAATTATACAGAGGTAGCCAGGCGTATGAATAAAAAAGGATACTGTGGAAAGAGAGGAAAACCTTTTAGAGCACATCAAATCCGCATAATCATTACAAATGCTACCTATTGTGGTTATAATTTATGGGAACGAAAAATCATAAAATCTCATCATGCTCCAATCATAAAAAAGAGAACTTTTAATCGAGCGAATAAAGGAAAAATACACCTTGATTAAAGACTGGCTGCCTGCGGCGATCTGTTCCTTATAAATGGATTCAAAAAATTCTTCCATATTAGAAATGTAAAATTTCAACAACTAATTTTTTCTTATAAAAATATCCTTCTTCTAAAAAATGATATATATTAAATATCTATTTTGGAAGGAGGGTAGTTTTATAAGAAAAACAAGGATTCTCCTAACCTCTAAATGAAATGCAGGTAGTGAGATGAATTGTAGAGTTAACATAGCGGCAGTAGTGAGCGGAGATATCGGTATCTCCTACTGCCAAGAGGTAAGCACCGCCG